TGGAGTATGTTTGCGCCCCTTGGAGTTATTGGAGGGGTGCGCTTAAATTACATTTGATTGTTAATTCTGCCGCCCTGGTTGGGTATCGTTTGGCCGTCGCCCTATTTTACGGACAACACACCCTCCCCTCAACGCTCAGTGAACTGACTGGACAATACCTTCACACCACTGAATTTGATTCGTCACAGGATACTGTTGATGTTGAGATCCCTTGGCGTTGTGCAACTGAGTGGCTTAAGGTCCCCAATGGTGTCCCTGCTGAACCGAGTGAATACTCCATGGGTACTTGGGCTATCGTTGTGATCAATTCGCTCCGTGGCCCTGAAACGACATCACAGACCGCCTACATTAATGCAATGGTGGGTGCGGATGTGCGTCTCTCCTTTTACGGTGCCCAAAACTACACTCTGGAACCTTCTTTTGGTTTTGATGATGCCCTACAGGGCGTCCAAGAGCAACTTATCTCTTCTGCTTTCGACGAGGTTGATGAGCCACAAATTCGCTGTCAGATGGACAGAGGCAACAGATCTGATGTTGGTGTAACCTTCAATGAAGTCATCGCACAGAAAGACCAGTCAAATGTTGTCACACCTGTCGGTAGCGAATTAGCCCACAAGGCCCTCGCAGAGGATCAGATTAGTTTCCCCGATCTTGCCTCACGTCCCCAACTGATGGCGAGTTTTATTTGGGCATTGTCTGATCCCGTCAACTCAGTTTTATATTCCGCTCGTGTTCCGTGGGACCTGGTTGGTGGTGGCAATTCCGCTCCCTACCAGTATTTCCTGCGTACAAAATCTGACCTTGAAGTCACTTTGATGGTCCAAGGCACTGGTTTCCACAATGGACTCCTGGCTGCTTGGTTGTCTCCAATGACTTCGGATTCTGAGATTGATGATTTCCAGGCCACAAGTCGGGTTTCTCAAACTTTTCTGCAACACCGCTTGTTAGCAGCGGCTGCTTCGAACTCTGTGACTCTGGTTATCCCCTATCAGCAAATAAGGCACTATCTTGACACAACGGATCCACGTTACGATGTTGGTGGGTTGCGTGTTAGTGTTTTTAATCCGCTGCTCGTTGGGGCTGATGGGGACCCGACAGTAACTGTCACTGTCTGGGCTCGCTTCACTAACTCGGAGTTTAAGCTGCTCAATCCGTTGGCAAACCCCATTCCCTTCACTAGCG